CTCCACACCCCATCGCAGGTCTCGCTTCTCGTTCACCCGTTTCTCCTCGCCTCTCCGCTGATAGGTGGTCATTGGGTTAACTGGAACCGCACAGTTTGTTGTCGCTATGCGGAAGCTAAGCGAATAGGTTTAATCGCACAAGCGAATTCAGGGATCCTGCTATTTGACTGGGTGAAGGGTGCGGCCACTATTCAACAGCTTACGTGCTTAAGTGGCGCGCGCTCTTCGCGGGTTGTGGAATGGGTGGGGACTGTACAGCCGGCAGGCAATTGGCGAATGCTGAAATGACGATGGGCCATTTTGCGATGGGTCGGGTGCATCAGTCTCTGTCTGGCGGGCTCCCGCGAAAGGGAGCGGAAGCGCCCAAAATCCGAGCTTCCCGCAGGTCCTCGCGGGGCTTGTCTGCGTCCCGCCCAGACGGTTTAGTTCGAGTCCGACACCCTCCGCCACCTACACTTGCCAAAACTTCTGATGGGCCCTTGCGGGGCCCTTTTTTGTTTTGGTTTCAAAGGAGTTTATGCTGTCAGGCCGCCCTGTGGAGACGGCAAGAACACAAAGAATTGGTCTCCAAACGCCGTTTGTCTCTAACCGAGCGCCCCAGCCCGGTAATGGGACGCTTTAGAAAAGATGAATATCTGCAATGACTTGCAGATTTAACACGCCCGCCCTTTTCGAAAAAGTGACTGATACCACAATACGATGCGAATGCTTGGGTCGGTCACAGGGCGGTCGCCTCGGCCGCATCAGAGGGGATTGAGATAAGGCTGTACGCCGAAGACAGCACCGCGGCGTGCAGCACGTTCTAACTCGTAGGCGTCTGCTGACGTTTCGACCAATGCATAGGAATAGTCGAGGTGGTCGTGGATGAAGGTCATCGTGCGGGCATCCAACGTGAGCATGTCGCTTGCGAACAGTGAAAGTTCGTCCGCTTTGAGCGAGGGTATAACGAGCCGGTTCGCCACGTAGACACAGAACTGGTCGCCAGACAGCCTACCGCTGGCATGACTATTGAGGCGGGTTACGAGTCCGTATCTCTTGGGCGCGGCCTTTCCCTTGCTGTCGATCTCTCGCCCAGACATGCCGCAATAGATGAGTTCGTCGTCCCTCCAAATCGCATAAACGCCTGCGGCAACCGCGGGCACGCTAAGGTTGGGCCAAGACGCAAAGCGAAACCGCGGGGAAAACCGATCTCTGCTCATCCTAATACTTCTGCTTGTCTGGAATCACTCCACGAACGCCGCCTCGGGGGTCAGCGACGTCGCCCTTCCTGCGCGGGATGAGGTGGACATGGACATGGAAGATGGTCTGACCGGCCTCGGCGCCAGCGTTGATGCCGACATTGAAGCCTGTGACAGTGGGATCAGCCGCGAGGATTTGTTCGCGTTGTGCCCCGAGCATTGATTGGATCGCGTTCAATTCTGGCTGGTAGAGGTCAAAGTAGTCGGCCACGTGCCGCTTTGGGATGACCAACGTGTGCATTCGGGTAACCGGAAATCCATCGCGGACCGCATAGCAGAGCTCGTTTTCGGCGACGACCCTGTCGGAATCGATCCGGCAAAACAGGCAGGCTTCGTCTCTGACGCCGTAGGAGGTCAGAATGTCACGGAAATCGGTGTCGTCCCTGTCACGCTTGTTCGTGTTGCATGTGACGCAGAGCGTTTGGAAATTGCTCAAATGGTCGCTGCCGCCTTTGGCGCGCGGCACGATATGGTCGACATGCAGGGCTGCCTGTTCTTCATGGGCCCCACATAGCTCACAGCGGTGCTTGGCACGCTTCAGCACCTCATAGCGTACTGAACCGGGGACATAGCCATCCGAAAGGCCGCGGTGCCCCCAAATTCCATCTCCACGTTGGTCAATGTACCCGGACAGGCGTTGCTGGCATAGGTCGACGAGCGCGGTGACCTCGTGGTCGGACAGTTCGTTGCTGGCCAACCTGTATCCGACAATCCGCCGCCCATCCTTGATCGGCTGGATCAAGCCATTCTGCGTGAGGACTTTGCCGACCATGTTCTTGGTGCGGATTTCATAATACTCGACCTGCGAGCGATCGTAGCTCAGCAGAGCCTTTGCAATATCCTCGGTCGATGCAGTGCCGCCCTTTTCCAGCAGAACCTGAAGCATGACCGGCTGGTACACATGCGACATCCGCATCTGGTCACGGATGTAGGTCTCAAGCTGTTGAAAGGTCAGGTTTGTGCTCATGGGCCGAACGTGGCCGATAAGCCAAAGGAAATCTAGCCTTGTGCATTTCTTGAAGCGTCGGAAGCTTCGCCGAACACAATCGCTGACTGTTCGTGCCACGGCAACGATGTGCAATCCACCAGTTGCATCACGGTCGCTGACATGAGCTCCCGCTTGAGGATCAGCCGTTTCAGCACCTCTGGTGAAAGATATGCAAGGCGAAGCTGCCGACTGATATGGCGCTCTGCAAGGTTCACGGCGGTTGCGAGGTCGCGGACAGTGCCGAACTCGCCGGCCTCCATGCGCCGCCGCCATGCCCAAGCGCGGCCGATGGCGCGCAGAATATGCGGGTCTTGCGCTTGATCGTGGCTGGGCAGGTAATCCGCTGGCGGCATGATCTTCGGCCGCCCGTTTTTCCTGCGGATCTTGAGCGGCACGAAGACCTGAATGGTGTCGGACGCGCTCATTACTCTGCCGCCTCAAGCTGTCGTGGGGTCATCATTTCGCGCATGACGCCCGCGATGCCGTCAGTACGCAGGTCGATGACGAGCCCTTCTGCGGTCACTGTGACGCGCCGTACAAGTAACTGAATGATACGCGCCTGTTCAGCTGGGAACAGCTGTGTCCACAGCTCTGGAAAGTCCCTGAGGGCCGCGATTGCATCAGCCTCTGGAATGTCATCCCGGCCCAAGGCAGCGATGACGTTGGCTGCGGTTTCTGGTGTGCGCAGCACCCTGCGGATTTCGGCAACCACCGCCGCCTCGGCAGTATCTGCAGGGAGGCGGCGAGGAATGTCGTCCTCAGGCGTTTCGCGGTTCTTAAGCAGATCCATCGACACATAGTACCGATATCTACGGGTACCCTTCTTGGTGCTGGACGGCGTCATGGCCGCACCCGTTGCAGTAAAGAGAAGCCCCTTCAACAATGCGGACGTTTGCGTCCGAGTATTGTTTGCCCGCTTTCGAGGGCTTTCACCCATGATGTCATGCACCTGCTCCCAAAGGCGAGTGTCGATGATGGCCTTGTGTTCTCCGGCGTATGCCTTGCCTTTGTGAACGGCTTCTCCGCGATAGACCCGGTTGTTCAGCAGTCGATAGAGGTAGCCCTTTTCGATCAGCGCGCCTTGTTTGCTGCGGAACCCATCGTTGCGCAGTTCGCGGGCCAGAACAGTGGCAGAGCCTACCTCAACAAAACGCTCAAACACCATGCGGACCTTGGCGGCTTCCTCTTCGTTAACGACCAGCTTGCGGTCGACGACATCATAGCCGAGAGGCACATAGCCTCCCATCCACATGCCTTTCATGCGCGAGGCCTTCACTTTGTCACGGATGCGCTCGGCGGTGACCTCACGCTCGAACTGGGCGAAGCTGAGCAGGATATTCAGCGTCAGTCGTCCCATCGAGGTGGTCGTATTGAAGGACTGGGTCACCGAGACGAAGGTGACGCCATTGCGGTCAAAGACTTCTACCAGCTTGGAAAAGTCCATCAGAGAGCGCGACAGGCGGTCGATTTTGTAGACGACAACAACATCCACGAGGCCGTCCTCGATGTCAGCCAGCAACTGCTTCAACCCTGGGCGCTCCAATGCTCCACCTGAAATGCCGCCATCATCGTATTGATCGCGCACCAAGGCCCAGCCTTCGGATTTCTGGCTGGCGATAAAGGCCTCGCAAGCCTCCCGTTGCGCGTGGAGCGAGTTGAACTCTTGCTCGAGGCCTTCCTCGCTCGACTTGCGGGTGTAAATGGCGCAGCGCAGGCGGCGGGCGGGCTTTGTCACATGTTCCTTCATGCCTCACCCCGTTTCCGCTCTCGCAGCCCAAAGAAGCGATAGCCGTTCCAGCGGGTGCCGGTGATGGCGCGTGCCACGGCGGACAGCGACTTGTAGCGCTGGCCACCCCATTCAAAGCCCTCTTTCAGCACGGTCACGGTGTGGGCGATGCCATCCCATTCGCGGATGAGCTTGGTGCCCACCACGGGGTTGCGGGGATCGGCAATCTGTGCCTTACGCGTCAGTGTGCCCTCGACCTCGTCGGCAAGTAGGTCCAGAAGCCGTCGCGTTTGCTTGTCCGGGCCGCCATAGGTCAGTTCCTGGATTCGATAAGCCAAACGGCTTTCTAGGAACGTGCGGCTGTTGTTCGGGGCGGGCGCATCAAACAGTGCCTGCCATTCAGCCTTCAGCTGGTTGACGGTCATGTTTTTTAGGGCTGCCAGTCGCGCCAGGATGGGTTCGTGTGTCGTCATGCGGATCTCCTCCGAGTTGGACCCGCAGTACCGCTCTGTTCGGGGCGGAAGTGTAGGGAACAGTCTCCAGTATTTCGGGAGAGATGGCCGCGTTCGCGCTCCTTGAGGCGCACCACTGCCGTGGCCAGCAGGTCATAGAGTTCGGTGCGGCGTTCATGCGCCGTCATGTGGTCGGGGTGCAGGGGATTGGGTCTGCGCATTCCGGTTTGTGCCTCCCAGCCGCTCGAAGCGAGCAGCATTCGAAGGGAGAAAGCCAAGTGTGCTTGCTAAACTGGACATCGAACGCGGGCGGCTCCCTGGACAAGACGCCAGGTTCCGGTGGCCCTAGTCGAAAAAAACAATTTTGCAGCTAAACACCACTGGTCATATCCGACCATAGGCAATTCTACTGATTATCTCACTTACGGTTCATGTAGCTAAATTCATGCTACTTCAGGAGCCACCAGTGACTAGTCCCTATAGTCAGCTATGACATGACCCTAGCGTCATGAGTGGCCATATGGGGGCATCTTGCACGCAGGCCAATGCCGCATCATGTTCTGTCGAAAGGAGATCACAAATGGCCGAGCAGAATCAAGAAAATAGTGGTGGCGATCTTAACGCCGAGCCCGGAAAGGGTGCCAAGTCTATCGCCGCCCGTTGGGGACTGAAAGTCACCAAGATCGGTTACTGTCCGGTCCCCTCGCTCTTGTTGCGGGCGCAGCGGCGGTTGGGTCTAAACCCCTCACAACTCGCGGTCCTTCTCCAAATCATAGAACACTGGTGGGATGCGAGCCGTGCGCCCTATCCGAGCAAAGCTGAGCTCTCGGACCGCCTTGGGATCAGCGAGCGGCAGATCCAGAGATACATCAGTGAGATGGAACAAAGTGGCCTTCTTACCCGCGTTGCCTACTATGGCGACAGTGGGGGGCGGGAGAATAATCGCTACGATCTCTCAGGTCTCGTGAAACGCCTTGCTGAAATCGCGCCGGATTTCATCGCCGAACGCGAGGAGCGCAAGAAAAAGCGCAAGGCTGCTGCCATGCCCGGCGGTGGCAAGCGCCGGACGCCCCGCGTGAAAGCGGAAACTACTCCCTAATCCTCAAAGGCCTTGAGCCACTTGAGAAGTAAGACACGGAGCCGCGAATAGCGCTGCTCCGAACAATCCTCTCATGCCCACAGACGCCCAAAGGAGCGCACATCATGATGTTCGACGACACAGTCAGAAAGGTTAGCGGCTGCGGCCAACGCCACGGCCATCACGCCACCGAAGCTTCCAGCAACGCTGAATGGCGGTGCGACCACTGTGGCAAACTTCTTGGAAAGGCCAAGGGTGGACAAATGCACATCCTTCGTAAGCCCTTTGAGCTTTTTGCGAGTTTTCCGGTGACGGCAAGGTGTCCCGGTTGCACTCGGCTGAACCTGCGCAACAGCGGCTAGGCGCGCGCTTACCGACGCTCAGTAACCCCGAACATTCCCTCTAAACCTAGAGACGCATGACGTCCTGACCTGGCCACGAGAAGGCGCTGGACGCCTGGCCGTAAGGCAGGCGTCCAATGTGTCTTGCATGGCACGAGATCCGTGATCAGCTCACGGTTTCTTCTACTACGTTCAGCTTTCAGCGCGGCTTCGATGCCATCCGGCGTTCGCAGGCCCCGCTGAAACCCTACCGCGATCCAGCATCGTTGCTGGATGCGTTGCACCGCAAAACGGGTGATGTCGATGTGAAAAACCGCATCCTCGTCGCTTTGATTGAAGCGGCACAAGCTGATGATCCTTCCGCCGATACGGCGCTGACGTTCCTGTTGTTGGCGCTCTGGCCCGGGCTTGATGCGATCAGGCGGCGGTCGATCTGGCGCAAGCTGGGCAACCTCGATGAAATCGCCTCCGACGTCTTGGCGCGAACCGTTGACGTTTTGCGCAGCCTGGATCTGGGCCGCGTCAACTGGGTTGCCGCCACCGTGTTGCGGAACGTCGAACGGGACATGATCCGGGCACGCAACCGCGAAATTGGACGCGCAAAACTTTCCAGTAGCATCGAGCCTGATGAAGTCTCTGCCCACGAACTCGGCATGCAATCGCTGCCCGAGGACGCGGCTCTCCCTGGCCATCTGCACAAACTGCTTGGCGCGGATGCGCTTCTGGTGATCCGCGTTGCCATCGAGGGCTATTCGCAAGTCGAAGCTGGTGTTGAGCTGGGCCTGACTGAGGCCGCTGCTCGCAAACGCTACCAACGTGCGCTTCGCAAACTGCGCGACGCCCTCGCAGACATCCCCTGAGCGCATGTCCCGATCTGGCTCCGCCGTCGGCTTTTCCCACTTGAGCGCCTGGAGCGCCGTCCCTCCAACCGAAAGTGGACATGCATGAACATGACTGCCGATCTATCGCTTGAGAACTACCGCCGCCTCCCGGGGCTGTACCGCCGCTGGGAATTGACAGAGGTCTGCGAGCCCAACCGCAACTATCAGATCGAGGATGCGGGAACCCATGCCGACGGTACGCCGCTTCTGGCGATTTACGTCGGCGAAGCCGCATATGCGGGTACGGACCTGGGCACAAACGAAGTGCTGATGAGTGGAGTGCGCAAATGAGCCTCCCGATCATCAGCGCCGATGAACGACTCGCGCAGCGCAAGGGCATCAAGGGCGTCATCTTCGGCCGGTCTGGTATCGGCAAAACTTCACTTTTGTGGACCCTGGATGCCCAGACCACGCTTTTTCTGGACCTGGAGGCTGGCGATCTTTCCGTTGAAGGCTTGGAGATCGACACGCTAAGGCCGCGCACATGGAAGGAGTGCCGCGATTTCGCGGTGTTCATCGGTGGACCAAACCCCGCACTTCGCGACGACCAGCCTTATAGCGAGGCGCACTTCGCGGAAGTGTGCAGCCGGTACGGCGACGCCGCGGTAATCGAAAAGTATCAGACCGTCTTTATTGACTCGATCACCGTGGCCGGCCGGCTCTGCTTTCAATGGTGTCGCGGGCAACCGGAAGCTTTCTCGGACAAAACTGGCAAGGCTGACATTCGCGGTGCCTATGGGCTCCATGGCCGCGAAATGATCGCCTGGCTCACGCATCTGCAGCACACGCGCGGCAAAAATGTCTGGTTTGTAGGAATCCTTGACGAGAAGCTTGATGACTTCAATCGCAAGGTTTTCCAGCCGCAGATCGACGGCAGCAAGACTGGCCTCGAACTGCCAGGCATCGTCGATCAGGTCGTCACTATGGCTGACATCCCCGATGCAGATGGCAAGCCGCAGCGGGCATTTGTCTGTCAGACGCTGAACATGTGGGGGTTTCCGGCCAAGGACCGCTCAGGCCGTCTTGAGTTGGTCGAACCCCCGCATCTTGGCCGCCTTATGGAAAAGATCCAGCGCCCGTCCGGGCCGGCTTCTGCGCGGCTCGCATGGCCTGTGGTGACCCCGGCCGATCCCTCGAACGAGTCTGACCGCGGCTGAAAAGCCTGCAGCGGCACCCGGTGTCCCGATCGGGGCTCCGGGTTGGCTTTTCCCATTCGACGCCCCTGAGCGTCCCCCATCAACACACACGGAGCCGCGCAATGACCGGACCATGGAACGACTTCAACTCGGCGCAATCGAACACCAACGTCATCCCGAAAGGCACGATTGCCAAGGTTCGCCTGACCCTGCGTCCCGGCGGCTTTGACGATGCCTCGCAGGGGTGGACTGGAGGATGGGCGCGTCGCGCCACGACCGGCGCCGTCTATCTCGATGCCGAATACACAGTTCTTGAGGGCCCTTATGCCCGTCGCAAGATTTGGTCGCTGATCGGGCTCTACAGCCCGAAGGGACCGGAGTGGGGCAATATGGGGCGTGGCTTGGTTCGGGGCATGCTGAACTCTGCACGCGGCGTGTCTGACAAGGACAACTCTCCCGAGGCTCAGCTCCGCCGCCGGATCAACGGCTTTGGCGATCTTGATGGACTTGAGTTTGTCGCGCGCATTGACATCGGCCAGGACACAAACGGCGACGACAAGAACGAGATCCGCGCCGCCGTGACGCCGGATCATCGGGACTATGCCGCGGTGATGGGTGCGGTAAACCCGCAAACGCCTGTGGCCTTGTCGCAGGGCTATGCGCCCCAGCAGTTTGCCAGTGCCCCCCAAACCATTCAGCCCGCTTCCGCGCCCGGTCATTCCGGTCGGCCGAGCTGGGCGAAGTAAGGGGGAGTGGCCATGCGTTTGCGTCCCCGCCAAAAGACATTCGTCGATCGCAGCCTGGCTGCGCTCGCCGCCCGCGGCAACACACTGGGTGTTGCGCCCACCGGCGCGGGCAAAACGGTCATGCTCTCGGCAGTTACCGGTGAGATGATCGGCGACGGTGCCAAGGCTTGCGTGCTCGCGCATCGTGACGAGCTGACTGCGCAGAACCGCGCCAAGTTCCAGCGCGTGGTGCCGGGTGTCGCCACATCGGTAATTGATGCGAGCGAGAAATCTTGGGGCGGACAGGTCGCCTTCGCGATGGTTCCCACCCTGGCACGCGCCGCGAACCTCGCCGACATGCCGCGCCTTGATCTGCTGGTCATCGACGAAGCCCATCATGCCGTTGCCGACAGCTATCGCCGCATTATTGACCGGGTCCGCGAGGCCAATCCCGATGCCCGCATCTTCGGGGTCACGGCGACACCGAACCGGGGCGACAGGAAGGGACTGCGTGAGGTCTTCGACAACGTCGCCGACCAGGTGCGGCTGGGCGAACTCATCGCCTCTGGCCATCTCGTGCCGCCGCGCACCTTCGTCATCGACGTCGGCGTGCAAGACGAGCTGCGGTCAGTCCGCAAGTCGATGTCGGATTTTGACATGGCTGAGGTGGCGGGGATTATGGACCGCGCCCCTGTGACCGACGAAGTGATCCGCCACTGGAAGGAGAAGGCGGGCGACCGGCAGACTGTGGTGTTCTGCTCCACCGTCGCCCATGCCGAGCACGTTACTGATGCACTCCGGGCGGCGGGTGTTTCCGCCGCGCTGATTCACGGCGACCTCGCGGCTGAGACCCGCAAGGCGATCCTTGCCGACTACGCCGAGGGCAGCATCCGCATTATCGTGAATGTGGCCGTGCTGACCGAAGGTTGGGATCACCCGCCCACCTCCTGCGTCGTGCTGCTGCGCCCCAGTTCCTACAAGTCCACGATGATCCAGATGGTCGGCCGGGGACTGCGCACGGTTGACCCGGAGGAACACCCTGGCGTCGTCAAGACAGACTGCATTGTGCTGGATTTCGGGACCTCAAGCCTGATCCACGGCACACTGGAACAGGACGTCGATCTCGATGGCAGGACAGAGGGTGGCGACGCGCCCACCAAGACCTGTCCCTGTTGTGAGGCGGAGATTCCTCTCGCCTGCACGGAATGCCCGCTCTGCGGCGAGGCCTTCCCACGTGAGGAGGAGGGGGGCGGCGAAAGCAGCGCTGCCGCGCCTTTGTCGGGCTTCATGATGACTGAAATTGACCTACTGGAGCGCTCGAGCTTCGCCTGGGTCGATCTCTTCGGAAACGACGACGCGCTGATGGCTGCAGGCTTCAATGGGTGGGGGGGCATCTTCTGGAAGAATGGCGTCTGGTACGCGATCGGTGGGGCAAAGGGCGTGCGCCCGCATCTTCTTGGCATCGGCGAGCGCACTGTATGCCTTGCTCAGGCTGATGACTGGCTGAACACCCACGAAACCGATGAGAGCGCCTTCAAGACGCGCGGCTGGCTGGGGCAGCCACCGACTGAAAAGCAGCTGAAATACCTGCCACCCGAATGCCGACATGACTTCGGCCTGACGCGCTATCGCGCCTCGGCGCTCATGACATTTGGCTTCAACAAGCAGGGCATCAATCAGCTGATCAGTAGCGCGGCAGCCCCGGCCCGGAGGGCGGCATGATCCATGGCGTTCTCCGCCCCCATCAGCACCGAGGAACGGCGCAGGCTCTGGCACCCGCGTGGGACGCTCTGTGCTGTCTGCCGGCAACCCACCCGTGGTTTTGGCTGGTTCGACCCGGTCCGTTCGAGACGGCCCCGGCCATCGGTCTGGTTCTGCTCAATGCCATGTCAGTCCTACTGGACGCGATTGGCCAGGGAGCGTTTCGCCATGGTTGATCTCACCGAAGAAGAACGCGCCGCGATCACAGCCACCATGAAGCGCATGGCGCTGCTGATGGACGAGATCGGCTGGGGCACATCGTTGGCCAATCTCTCTGAGGCCCAGGTGCGCTCCCTGATCGAGGAAGCCGTCGAAGGCTTCCGGGAAGCCATGTCCGACATCGCAAAGGCGAACCAGCTGGAGGTGCCATTTTGACCTTAGACTTCAACCACAAGCCCAGCTTTGCCGACCGTGTCAATGAAGTTGTGGACAGCGCGCTAACGGCCGATCAGGCCACGCGGACGCCCCGCGATTATCTTGGAGGGTCCCGCCTCGGTCATGCCTGCGAACGCGCACTGCAATTCGAACTCACGGCAACACACAAGGACGATGGCAAGGACTTCAGTGGCCAGTCGCTGCGCATCTTTGCCATCGGACATGTCCTTGAAGACCTCGCTGTCGCCTGGCTGAGGCAGGCAGGGTTTGATCTCTTCACCCGCAAGGGCAATCGCCCTGATGGTGGTCAGTTCGGCTTCTCGGTCGCGGGCGGACGCATTCGGGGCCATGTCGATGGCATCATTGCCGATGGCCCCGATGGCTTCGGGCTTGCTGTTCCCGCTCTCTGGGAATGCAAAACCATGAACGCGAAGAACTGGCGGGCCTGCGTCAAGGACGGCGTGACCAAGTCCAAACCGGTCTACGCCGCCCAGATCGCGGTCTATCAGGCTTACATGGAAACGAGCGTGCCCGGCATCAGCACCGCGCCTGCGCTCTTCACGGCGATCAACAAGGACACAGCAGAACTGCACCACGAACTGGTGCCTTTCGACGCCGACCTCGCGCAGCGCATGTCCGACAGGGGCGTGCGGATCCTGCAGGCGACTGATGCGGGCGAGTTGCTGCCTCGCATCGCGACCACGTCCGACTTCTTCGAATGCCGCTTCTGTCCGTGGTCTGAGCGCTGCTGGGGGTTGCCCGTATGAGCGACGACAGCATCCTGCATTTCAACCCGTGGATGGACTTCAACGACGGCCCACCGTCCGAAAACCCTTTCGGCTGCGACCCTGACCCTCACCAGATCGCTGTGTTTCTCGACACTGTTTACAGCTGGTGTGAGGGGCTCATCCCGCTGAGGGGGTTTGTCGACAAAGGGCAAGGCCGAGATGGCAAACCGCATAACATCTGGATCTCCGCCGACGACACCGCGCTCGAGAAACTCGCAACCTTCGCAGCCTGGGCAAACCGCGAGGGCGCCGCTGTCTATGTTATCCCGGGCACAGTTGCCGAGCAGGGACAGGCCCGTGCCGCAGATGTTCTGCAGATGCAGGCCATTATTGTTGACCTTGATGCTGGAGACATTCCAGCCAAGCTCGAGCATGTTACCCGCCACCTAGGAACGCCCACCGTCGTAATTGAAAGTGGTGGCCGTACGCCTGAAGGGGCGGCAAAACTCCATGTGTGGTGGAAACTGACAGAGCCGGCGGAGGGCGAGGACCTCGCCACCCTGTGCCGCCTGCGGGGCGAAATCGCCGTGAAGGTTGGCGGCGATACCCATTTTCGCTCGGCGCACCAGCCGATCCGGGTGCCGGGCACAGTCTATCATAAGCATGGGCACCAGCGCCTCGTGCAAATCCGTGAACATCGCTACGTCGAGATTGAGCTTTCGGATTTGGCCGAACGTGTCGCCGAAATGCCGCCACTGCCCGGTGTGGGCTTTGCGAGCGACACCATTTCTGCGCCATCCAAACCCGCAATAGAGGCCGTGTTGACGAGGCCTGTACGCGAGGGTGCTGCTGACGACTGGTCACGCTTTCAAGGCGCCAGCGCTGCTATCGGTCATTATGTTCGTCTGGTCCATGAAGGCCGCTTGGATCCTTTGGAAGGCTGGGAAGCCATCTGCGGCTACAACGCTGCCATGCTGCGCCCGTCCTGGCCGCTGGATCGCCTCCAGGCCGAGTCTGAGCGCCTATGGGCGCTGCATGTTAAAAGAAACGGCCCACCGCTCCTGCGACTGCCCCGTGCGGATACACCCGCCGGTCCTTTGCCGGCCTTCAGTCTCGGCGCACTGCTGGATGATACCAGCCCGATGCCCGAGGACATCATTGGGCCACGTGTTCTGACGCCTGGCGGTCTTCTTGTGCTGGGCGGCGCGCCCAAGGTGGGCAAGAGTGATTTCCTGATTTCCTGGCTCGTGCACATGGCGGCTGGCGTGCCGTTCCTCGGCTTCACGCCGCCGCAACCGCTGCGCGTGTTCTATCTGCAGGCCGAGATCCAGTATCACTATCTGCGCGAACGCATACATCAGATAGCTTTGCCGGCCGCCGTCATTACCGCCGCGCGCGATACCTTCATCGCCACGCCAAAGCTGAAAATCCTGCTTGATGCAGAGGGCGTCGCACGTGTGGCCGATGCTATCCGGGCCGCCTTTCCAGAGGCGCCGCCTGACGTCATCGTCATCGACCCGATCCGCAATATCTTCGATGGCGGCCCTGAGGGGGGCGGTGAGAACGACAACACCGCCATGATGTTCTTCCTGAGGGACAGGGTGGAGCCCCTGCGCGAGGCGGTCAATTCGGACGCCGGCATCATTCTCGCCCACCACACCCGGAAAGCGTCGAAGACACAGGTGAAGGAAGACCCTTTCCTTGCGCTCTCGGGCGCAAGTGCGCTTCGGGGTTTCTACACCTCAGGGCTTCTTATGCATCGGCCGGAGGAGGAGAGCAGCGCACGTCGGCTAGAAATTGAACTTAGGAACGGCCCCGCGCTACCAGGCAAGCTCATCGACAAGGTAAATGGTGAATGGGTCGAATTGAACCCGATGAACGAACGCCTGGTGCGGAAGGAAGTGGGCGCACGCTTCGATGCCGAACGCCTGCGCAAGCACGACGTCATCCTTGGCATATTGTTGGATGAGGCCGCCAGCGAACGCCTATACACTGGAACGCAGTTCGCTGAGAGCTTCGAGAACCAGAGCGGTCTAGGCAGCAGGCACACGATCCGCGAGCGCCTCAGCGTGCTGGCGACCAAAGGTTTCGTGAAATTCCTGCGCGATCCGTCCGAGTTTGGTTACCCCATGACGCGGTCGCGATTTGGCTATCTCTGTGTCGAAGGCATGCAGTTCGGCACGCCCGTCGATCATGTCGATCCGGTCACTGGGGAGGTCACTACCGAGACCCGTCCGGTCCTGCCAAGTCACTTCAAATGCCCTCAGTCTGGGCTCTCTCTGCAGGTCGAAAACCCTACCGTCTGGGTCTACCCAGAGGGGGCCGAAGACGACCCATGTCATATGAGTGAGGCCTAACTCATATGATATCGGCATGTGTGAACTCAACAAAAACAATGGGTTACCGTATGATATGTCTTCGGCGCCTATGTCATAGCCGAAGACTTCATGAAGTCATTTTATTAAATGATTTCAGTAAGTTGGCCGGCACGGAACAGTTGGGTGCTGAACCCCCATACTGCGTATGGGGAGGCCACCCCCTGGGGTTGGCCTCTCCGCCCGTACGTCAGGCCCAATCGCGGGGTCCACCACGTCGTGCAGATTGCAATCTGATCCGACGACGGCGGCCGGTACCGCCAAGCATCAACCGCCGTCGCCTTCCACCCGAGCAGCCAACCAGAAGAGGAGGCCGCACATGGCTAACCCGACTCTCGCTAACGTCAAACCCGACGCAACCCTAAAAGCCCCGGCACCATTTGAGCCGGCCCGAACAATTCTGGCCCTTGATCTTGGCACCACCACTGGATGGGCACTCCGCGGCCACGAAGATCTGATCACCAGCGGCACGGCCAGCTTCAAGCCCGGTCGCTACGATGGCGGCGGGATGCGCTATCTGCGCTTCACCAGCTGGCTGACGGAACTCGACCGGCTGTCCGGTCCGATCTCAGCCATCTGGTTTGAAGAGGTCCGCCGTCATGCCGGAACAGACGCAGCCCACGTTTATGGGGGCCTTATGGCCTCACTGACCGCGTGGGGTGAATTGCGTGGCATTCCTTACGAAGGCGTGCCAGTCGGCACCATCAAACGCCATGCCACAGGCCACGGCAATGCGCCCAAGCAGGCCATGATCGCCGCCGCCCGCGCGCGCGGTTACAGCCCAGCGGACGACAACGAGGCTGACGCGATCGCCATCCTGCACTGGGCTCTGGAAAACCAGGGAGGTGCAGCATGAGGCTCTACCCAAAAGGCTACGGCGGTCAGCGCCGGGATCCGGAACAGGTGAAGCGCGAAGGTTGGCACGAACAGGGCTTACTGGCGGTTAGCGTCAACGACCAACGACTGACCTGGCCGGAGCGTGCGTTGGTCGAACAGCTTGGCGCAAAGCTTTATGGAAAACGCACAGTCGGTGGGGAGATGCGCCATGGCTGATCGCATCTGGACCGCCGAGGATGTTGCGGATCACTTCGAGGAAGCATTCCGCACCCTACGCAAGCTGCCGCCGGTAAAGGTGCAGGGATACTTCAACGCTTGGCCGCAGATCGTGCGGTCGGAAAAGGAGATCCTTGCGATGGAACCCGAGCCTATGCGGGTCTGGCCTTCGACCAGTGCCATTACACGCCTGGAGCAGACCTTCGACTGGGTACTGTGGATCGGCGAGGACGAACGTCGTCTGATCTGGTGGCGGGCAGCCCGTCGCTCCTGGAAAGATATCACCTACGAATTGGGCGTAGATCGCAGCACGGCTTGGCGGCAGCACAAGCTTGCGCTGACCAAGATAGCAGCCCGGCTAAATGCTGCAGTTGCATAAAGTGTTGCAACACTTTTCCTTTCGACATTTGCAACAAATCCATGCTATCTGAGAGGCATGATGGGGAGAGTGCGTCGAGAAGACGTCTCTCCCCGTTTTTGTACGTGACGACGGCCATCTGCGTCTGGACCATCGCATAGACGATACAGTTGATCTGTTCTTTGCAGGCTGGCATCCAACCTACTGCTCTGGCATAAACTGCAAGAAGATTGGCACAACTCCTGCAGCCTAGATGGACGGAAAAAGAAAAAATGGTCAGCCCGCAAGCTCAGGTTTACTATAAGCGCACCGCCTACAGTCTTTACGCTGTGCTCGGTTTTTATGTAGTTGCCTTGGCTTGGCTCATATACATCAGCATCGTCGTCGGAGAGCTGCAAAATCCGATCGCGATTGTGTTGTGGGGCAGCCTCATCCTGTGGTGCGCTAGGTCTGTCCAGAAACTTTCCGCAAAAGCACGCAAATGGTCGATAGCCCTTTTCCTAATTCACATTGCTCTGGGTGTGTTTTACGTCGTTTTTCCGCTGATTTATGAACTTACTTTTCCTTTGCTTCTCGTAACAGTCATTTCGGGCTTTGGAGTGTTTAACGCTTGGAAAGCAGGGCGCGCATCTTTGTAAACAAAGTTGGCTCGATCTTTCTAAGTGCAGATGACATCTAGGTTTTTTACGGGTCCCTCCTGTTCGTGACTGTATTCGGGGGGGCGAGGCCCGAGGGTTTCCCAGTGACACCCCTGAAAATACCCGTTTCGTTTCGGTTCCCGGACCTGCGGTTCGCTTTCACACGACACCCAAGAAAACAAAGGCCTGACGGCCTGACCCATCACGCCTGAACCGAAACGGGGATCAGACCCCATTTCGCTTCGTCGGCTTCCCAAGGACATCACCATGGACGTCGTCGACCTGCCGCTCGAGCAGATCATTCCCTATGCGCGCAACCCGCGGCGCAACGAGCAGGCGATCGCAACGGTTGCGGCCTCGATCCAGGAATTCGGGTGGCGGCAGCCCATCGTCGTGGACGAGGCGATGGTGGTTCTCGCCGGGCACACGCGGCTGGAAGCGGCGCGCAAGCTCGGCTTCAAGACCGCGCCGGTGCATGTCGCCAAGGGGCTGACGGTCAGCCAGGCGCGGGCCTTCCGGATCATGGATAACCGTTCCAGCGAGAACGCTGAGTGGGACAAGGACCTGCTGAACCTCGAACTGGCGGACCTGCTGGAGGCTGATTTCGATCTCGGGCTGACGGGCTTCACAGACGACGAATTGAACGCGCTGGTGTCCAGCCTTGAGGAGGGCACCGGCCCGCAGGAGGGTGAGGACGATGTTCCAGAACCCCCCGAGGATCCGATCAGCCGTCCCGGCGACCTCTGGATCCTCGGCAACCACCGGCTGCTCTGCGGCGACAGCACGGTCGCCACGGATGTCGAGCGCCTGCTTGGTACGGTCAAACCGCTGCTGATGGTGACCGATCCGCCCTATGGCGTAGAATACGATCCGAGTTGGCGTAACCAGGCTGGCGCGGCCAAGACAAAACGCACCGGCAAGGTGCTGAATGATGATCGAGCGGACTGGCGCGAGGCCTGGGCTCTGTTCCCCGGCGATGTCGCCTATGTCTGGCATGGCGCGCTGCACGCGGCGACGGTCGCCGAAAGTCTCGAGATCGCGGGTTTCACGATCCGGTCCCAGATCATCTGGGCCAAGGATCGGCTGGTTCTGAGCCGCGGGGATTATCACTGGCAACACGAGCCCGCTTGGTATGCCGTGCGCAAATCCGGCAAGGGCCACTGGGCCGGCGATCGCAAGCAGACCACGCTTTGGCAGATTGCCAACAAGGATCAGGACGAAAAGACCGTCCACGGGACGCAAAAGCCGGTGGAGTGCATGCGACGCCCGATCCTGAACAACTCGAGCCCGGGTCAGGCAGTCTATGAGCCATTCATGGGATCGGGCACCACGCTGATCGCTGCCGAAACCACTGGCCGCGTCTGCTTCGGCATCGAGCTGAACCCGGCTTATGTCGATGTGGCCGTCCAGCGCTGGCAAAAATTCACGGGCAAGCAGGTCATGCTCGACGGGGCAGGGACCACCTTTGACGAACTCAAAGACAAAGACCACTGAGGAATGAATGACCTGGCTTTACCTTCCGCAGGCTTGCCTGACGGGGCAGAAGACGCATGCCTCTTCGGCCTCTCGCTCTGCTCCGGAGCCGGAGGCATCGACCTCGGACTTACCCTCGCCATGCCCGGATATCGAACTGTGGGCCATGTCGAACGGGAAACCTACGCCGCGGCCCTTCTCGTGGCGCGGATGGAAGATGCGGCCTTGGATGACGCGCCTGTCTGGGACGACGTTGCCACCTTCGACGGCCGCCCATGGCGCGGTGCGGTGGACATCCTCTCTGCGGGATACCCGTGCCAGCCGTTCTCCCTCGCGGGGAAGCGTCTCGGTTCCGAGGATCCCCGCCATCTCTGGCCGCACGTGGCCCGGATCATCGGCGAGGTCGAACCTCCGTTCGTTTTCCTCGAAAACGTCGCCCATCATCTCCGCCTCGGCTTCCCCGAAGTCGCCGCAGGACTGGTCGGCATGGGCTACCGGCTTGCGGCGGGCCTCTTCACTGCGGCGGAAGTCGGTGCGCCCCATCGGCGCGAACGGCTCTTCATTCTTGCCATCCGCGAGGGGGATGACCTGGCCGACCCCGCGCGCCTGCTCGGGGACCCGCTCGAGTGGCGGGAACCGGACGGAGCTGTTGCGGATGTGGCCGACGCCTCGGGCAAGCGCCAACGAGAACCGGCAGTCGACGCCGACGCCGTCGCAGGCAGCGGGACAGCATGGCATGAATCTCGCGACCTCGGCAGCGCTGTGGCCCACCCCGCAGGCGGACAGTTTCCGCAGCAGGGGCGGCGACCGGAAGGACGAGAAGGGGCTCGATACGATGGCACGAGACTGGCCGACGCCGATGGCGAGCGACGGGTGCAAACCGAGTGCGGGCAACCGGAAGACGGCGGATCTAAGCCATGCAAGTCAGCTGTGGATGACGCCGACGGCGCGGGATTACAAGGACGGGGCCGCCAACCCCGAAACGATGAAGGTGAACGGGCAGCTTGGCCGCCAGGTCCTGGCGACGCCGATGGCTGGCAGCGTTTCCTCCGCGACGCGCCGGACCTTGAACCCGCTGTTTGTCGAGGCGCTGATGGGTTGGCCCACAGGGTGGACAGGCTTCGCGTCTGTGGAAACGGCGTGGTCCCCTTGGTTGCGGCGCATGCGCTGCGAACTCTGGCGGCTGAACTGCTGGCCGACGGTTGAGACTACGAGATGAAGCAGTCCCGCCTGATGTCGCTGGCCGAGTCCGTCGCCAACGTAATCGTGGGCTACGGCGTGGCTGTCGTGACGCAGATCCTAATCTTCCCGATCTTCGGCCTGCACACGACGCTTGGGCAAAATCTGACGATGGGAGGGATATTCACGGGCGTGAGTCTGGTCCGGTCCTACATGCTGCGGCGGGCATTTGAGGCCTTTAGGGTTGCCAGTCACTCCGGCGACCGTGGCGGACATGCAGGACCTGCACCGCTCCATTGATGACGGCATAGTAGATCCGCCAGCGCGTTGCCTTGCCGTAAAGCGCCCGTCGGATCTGCTGATCGAACTCGCGTGCCTCGGGCGCGATGGGGTGGGCTTCCGGCATCTTGCCGAGAGAAAGAATGGTCTCGCGGATCCCCGCCAGCCAGTCCTCTGACGCCCTCGGATTGCGATCCCGCAGCCATGTCCATGATGCGGTCAGATCATCCGCCGCGTTCGGCGTGATGATCACGGGCAGCACGTCGTTCATTTCGACGGTCAATTCGACTTAGCGAGAGTGTCGAAGAATTCGCTGGCTTCAATACCCTCACCGGCACGGGCCTGCGTCATACCCTTGCGGATACCGGCGACGGTTTCCGCGTAGTCGAGTTGGTCCTGCATCTCCTGCCACGCTGCCGCATCCATCACGACGACCGAGGGCTTGCCGTTCACGGTCAGGATCTGCGGTCGACCGGTTTCCTTGATCTGGGCGATCAGACGCGCCGAATCTCGTTTGAACTCCGTCAACGGACTGATGTCCTTGGTGATGTTCATGGCAGACCTCCCAGCGCGCATTGAATTAAGTGCGAATATAGTGCGATTTTCGATGCGCGTCGAGAGTTGCCTCGCTCAGCGCAGGGCGTAAACCCGCCCGCGTCCCTCGATCTTCTCCGAGGTCACCTCAAGCCCGAGGCGCTTTTTGAGGATGCCTGCGAACATGCCCCTCACGGTATGCGGTGCCCATTGCAGGGCGGTGGCGATCTCCGCGATGGTCGCACCATCTGGCGTGCGCAGCATGGCGATCAGCGTGGCCTGCTTGGTGCCCTCGCGCGGAATGCGCCTATTGGGCGCGGCGTCTGTTTGGCTGGGGGGCTCGGGCGCGGGTCCTTCTGTCGGCGCGTCCGTCGATCCCACGGGCTCGGAGTTCGCGTTTTCTGGCTCGATACCGATTGCGGCGAGGCCCACGTCGGTGGCGATCAGCGTGGTGCCATGGCCGTCGCCGGTCTCGCGCCAGACGGGCTCGCCCTTGCGCATGTCGGCGTCGACCTCTTGTAGCAGGCCCTTGGCGATCATCGCTGCCACCACCTTTGCGCCTGCGCCGCCCCGCAGGCTCTCGGGCAGTGGCAGGGCGATGTGTTCAGGCCTTTGCGCAGCGGCGCTCAGGATCAGGGCTTGGGTGTCGGAAAGCTGGGTCATCGTCGTCTCCCGTATTGGCGCGCGCGGAATGCGGGCCTTCTACGAGGTCGGGCCCGCCAGTTGG